GTGGTGGATTCAATTTAGGTCGTTCTTCTGAAATTTTAAGAGATGAACTTAAATTTACAAAATTTGTAGGAAGACTCAGAAAAAGATTTTCACAAGATTTTAATGATATGTTGAGGACTCAATTGATTCTCAAAAATATTATTACACCAGAAGATTGGATTAAATTATCAGATCATATTCAATACGATTATGTTTATGATAACCATTTTTCCGATTTAAAAAATAATGAACTTTTAAATGATAAATTGGGTGTGGTTGCTGCTATGGAACCTTATATTGGTAAATATTTTTCTGCAAAATATGTAAGAGAAAAAGTTTTAGGGCAATCCGATACACTTATGGAAGAAATTGATGCACAAATTAAAAAAGAAATTAAAGATGGCATTATTCCAGATCCAGCATCTATTGATCCAATGACTGGAATGCCAATTCAAGATACTTCTGGAGGAATGAATTTGGGACAACCAATAATGGAACCAGATTTAGAAAAACAAGGAAAGGCAACGAAAGTTAAAATGCCGAAAGGTGGAGAGATATAAATAGTTTTTAGTTATTATATTACCACAAAACTATGGACGATCTAATAGATATGATTATATCTGATGAATCTGCTTCACAGGTTAGTGAAAAGATTAAAGATATTCTTTTTGCTAAAAGTGCAGAAAGAGTAGATGCATCAAGACCATTTGTTGCTGCTAGTATTTTTGGTGAAGAAACATTAGTTTTTGAATCCAAGAAGAAAAGCAATGAAGTTGAAGAGGATGATGAAGATGGAGATGAGGAAGACTGATGAGTTTTAGAATCGTCCAAACAGTTAACCAAGTCAATACTTCTGCAGGTGTTGCATCGTCGTCAACTCCAATTATTTTGCAATCTGGTTATATTCGTGTTTCATGTGCAACAACTGCTGTTTATGTTGCAATTGGAACAAATCCAGTAGCAACTATAAATGATTTTATGATTGTTCCAAATACGTCTGAAGTAATAAAGCAAAAAGTTTCAAGACAAGTAATAACTGGAATTACAACTGGAACTACGACTGTAATTTCTTTTGGTCAAAATAATGGAAATCCATTTGTAGTTGGTGATTTTGTATCAATTCAAAATGTATACCCTGCTGGAATTAATACTATACATGTCCCAGTAACAGCAACTACAGATTCTTCTATTACTATTTCATCTGATAGTAGTGCAATTACTGGAGTTGCATTTACCGCAGCAATTGTTGCAAGAAGTGTAAAAGTTTCTGTATTTTCACCTGCCACAGCAAGTGCAAGTATTGCAGAAGTTCAAATCGTATCTCAAGCATAAAAATGAAACTTATCACAGAAGAAATCCAAAAGGTAGAATTCATTGTCGAAGGCACTGGTGCCTCAAAGAAAATGTTCATTGAAGGAATTTTTCTTCAAGGAGATGTAAAAAATCGTAATGGAAGAGAATATCCAGTTCATATTTTAGAACGTGAAGTTAACCGTTACAATGAGTGCTTTGTCCAAAAGGGTCGTGCTCTTGGTGAACTTGGACATCCAGAGGGTCCATCAATAAATTTAGATCGTGTTTCTCATATGATTACTTCCCTTGTTCGTGAGGGAAATAATTTTACTGGAAGAGCGCAACTTCTTTCTACTCCAATGGGAAAAATTGCACAATCACTTATCGGTGAAGGTGTAACTCTTGGTGTTTCTTCTCGTGGTGTAGGTTCTTTGATTCAAGCAAATGAAGGACATAAAGTTGTTGGAGAAGATTTTATGTTAGCAACTGCTGCTGATATTGTAGCAGATCCTTCTGCACCTGATGCTTTTGTTCAGGGAATTATGGAAGGTAAAGAGTGGGTTTTTGCAAATGGAGAACTCACAGAACAATTAGTTGAAAAAACCAATCGTAGAATTAATACATTGGTTTCACAAAAACAATTAAATGAGCACAAAGTAAAGTTATTCAATAACTTTCTTTCAAATCTTTAAATTATAAATAAATATAGATTTAATAAAGGTAAATCGGAGAGTTCAAATGTCCCGTGGTAAAAACTTACAAGAAATGGAAACAGGCACCACTCAATCTCGTACTGCTGTAAATGCGAACGCAAAGCCAGCAGATTCAATGCCAAAACTGTCTACTGGAATTGCTCCTGGACAAACTGGTTCTTGGGAAGACCTCGGAGGTCCCGATCCAAGTAACTATCGCAATGATGACGATTCAGCAAAACTTAAAGTTCCTGGATCAACAATCATGCAGGTTCGCAATGTTGTAAATGCTAAAGCAAAATCTGCTGATGCAATGCAAAAAATGAAAGAAGATGCAGCAGAAGAGTTGGAAGATGAAGAACTGATTGAAGAAGAATCAGAAGACGAAATTCTCGAAGCTAAAAAATCCGAAGAAGATGATAATGAGGAAGAAGATAATGAGGAAGAAGATAATGAAGAAGAAGATGACAAGGTAAAGGGTAAAAAGAAGAAAATGGAAGAAGCACTCAGCATTGAAGAGGATGTAGATGCTCTTCTTGCTGGTGAGCAACTTTCTGAAGAATTCAGAGAAAAAGCAAAATTAATTTTTGAAGCAGCAATCAATTCTAAGATTGTTGAAATCTATGAATCACTTGAAGCACATTATGAATCTCAACTTCTTGAGGAAGTTGAAGCAATGAAAGGTCAACTCGTAGAAAGAGTTGATTCATATCTTGAGTATGTTGCTGACGAATGGTTACAAGAAAATGCTCTTGTTGTAGAGCAAGGTCTTAAGACCGAAATGACTGAATCATTCCTTGAAGGAATGAAGGGTCTTTTTGAAGATCATTATGTATCAATCCCTGAAGAAAAATATGATGTACTTGAGAGTATGGTAGATAAACTTGATGAAATGGAGTCCAAACTCAATGAGCAAATCGAAAGAAATGTTGCTCTAAACAAAAGACTAGCAGAGTCGGTTGCCGATGTAATTTTAAGTGATATTTCTGAGGGTCTTGCACTTTCTCAGAAAGATAAACTCGCTTCCCTATCTGAAAGTGTTGAGTTTGAAAGTGAAGAAGACTATCGTGAGAAACTAACAACTTTAAGGGAAGCATACTTCCCAAGAACTGTTGGTACTCAAAAAGATTATTCGGAGAATTTATCTGAAGAAGCAAATTTCAATCAACCAGTTTCTGGTGTAATGGAATCTTATCTTCAGACTTTGAGCCGAGTTTCTAAAAAGTGATTTTTAAATCATAAATCAAACTAACAATTTCCTAAAAGAGGTAAGACAAATGCAAATGTTCAATGCAGAACATCTGCAGGAGAAGTGGGCACCACTCCTTAACTATGAGGGTCTTGATCAAATCAAAGACTCGCATCGTAGAATGGTAACCGCAGTCCTGCTAGAAAACCAAGAAAAATTCTTAAGAGAAGAAAGTTCATTCCTTTCTGAAGCACCAATCAACTCAGCTGGTACTGGTGGTTTTGGTGGTGGTGCAACTACTTCTGGTCCAGTTGCTGGTTTTGATCCAGTTCTGATCTCATTGATCAGACGTTCAATGCCTAACTTGGTCGCATATGACCTCGCAGGTGTTCAACCAATGAACGGTCCTACTGGACTTATCTTCGCAATGCGTTCACGTTACACTAACCAGACAAGTACTGAAGCACTCTTCAACGAACCAGATTCAGCATTCTCTGGAGAAAATGCTGGTTATAACAATACTGTTACTGCTGGTTATGCTGCACAAGCATCTGAGGCTAACGTTGGTTTTGGTACTACACCTTCACAGGCAGGTACAAACCCAGGTCTTCTTAACCCAGTTGGTACTGCAGTCTCAACGTCTTATAACGTTGGTACAGGTCTAAATACAGCAGATGCTGAAAACCTTGATGGTTCGGGTGCAAACGCATTCCAACAAATGGCATTCTCAATCGAGAAAGTCACTGTTACTGCAAAGTCAAGAGCACTCAAAGCTGAATACTCATTAGAACTCGCACAAGACCTCAAGGCAATCCACGGTCTGAATGCAGAAGCAGAACTTGCTAACATTCTCTCAACTGAAATCCTCGCAGAAATCAATAGAGAAGTTATCAGAACAATCTATAAGGTTGCTGAGCAAGGTGCTGCTGCTAATACCGCAACTGCTGGTATCTTTGACCTTGACGTTGACTCCAACGGTCGTTGGTCAGTTGAGAAGTTCAAAGGTCTTCTTTTCCAAATCGAGCGTGATGCTAACGCAATCGCACAAAGAACTCGTAGAGGGAAAGGTAACACGATCCTCTGCTCGGCAGACGTTGCTTCGGCACTCACCATGGCAGGTGTTCTTGATTACACCCCAGCACTCAAT